GCATTGTATTTGATGTAACCACTGAAAAGGGCAGGGCAAAGCTAGAGAATGTAGCCAATCTTGTAAAAGCTAATCTGTATGAGTACTGGGCAGAAGCAAAAGAGGCTGGTTTATCTGAAGCCGTTAGACAAAATGTTCTAGGTGGCGACCTTCCAAAAGGAACTTACAATTTTATGGCGGCTCGTAACTTGTCTGAAAGAGTTGCCCCAGCAATAACAATCATGGTCAAGGACGGAGATGGTCCGGCAAAGCCAAAGCTTTTGTTTGATTTAGATGATATGATTGCTGCAGAACAAGACATCACACAAATTCTTTCTGTTAGTCAGAGTGCTCGTAAGCAGTACGGAGAATTTATTGACGAAGTAAACGGTAAGGTTGGTGACATGGGTCAGATTGCTCAAGAGGCTGTAGGTTTACAAAAACGTACTGTCAATCAACTTGAAGAACTTGCTCAGATGAAAGACCCCAAGAAGTTCTACGAAACTTACATCCTGAATAATGATATCACTCTTGTTCGAAACTTAAAAGCAAATTTCGTCAAAGCTATGACGGACGGCGGAATGTCTGAAGAAGAAGCCATCAGAGAATTTGGTCAGGGTATGACCTACATGATGACCAATGGTTTGATTGCAAGAGCAGGGGTAGCACCAAATCAACAGATTACCTTTAAGGCTCTCGATGGTCAAAAGCGTACCGTTGAAACCATGACAGAGGCTGCTACCATTGTGTCTGATCTAGACAATCCAAATGTAACTGCAATTCTAGAAGAGTTTATGGACGACGATCATATTGCTTTTATGCAGGATATCGGTGAGTACATGTTGTACGCTTCTGGTGCAGCCGCTGTCGCTTTCAAACCGAAGGGGCAAATTCGTGGTATCTCACCAAACGAACTAATCAGTCGTGCATTCAACATTGCTCGTGGAATGGTTAGCCCAACGTACGTGGCGGCAGAATTTGCAGTTCGCCTGATGTCACAAAGCAACGTCAACGCTTTGAGTTTGGCTGCAACCGACAAGGAAGCAGCGCGGATAATGCAAAAAGTCCTAAACACTCCCGGAGAAGTAACGCAGGAAGAATTAAAAACTTTTGGCATAATAGCCAAAGCCTTTGTTGCACGAGAGATTGCAAAGACTGGTGACTTAGCCCCTGCATTCGTACCTCAAGAAGAACTGTATGCGGCTACAATGGAAGCGGAAATGACACAGGCTGAACAATACAAAGTAATGCCATAGATAAAAGGAATTTACTATGAAACAGTATAACAACGGACAACGCAAGGGTATGATGTATGGTGGTATGTCTCGTCGCAAGCCAATGATGTACGGTGGTACAGCAACCAAGCCCCGTAAAAAAGCACAGATGGGTGGGATGATGCAGTCTGCGCCTATGATGCAACCACAGAAACAAGAGAAACCGACCCAGATGCAACCTATGGGTATGTCCATGAATATGGCAGAGGGTGGTAAAGCTTTCCCTGATCTAACAGGTGATGGCAAGGTTACCAAGAAGGATATCTTGAAAGGTCGTGGTGTTAAACTGATGTACGGCGGAAAGGCAAAGACTCGTGGCTAGGAAGGTTATTCGTGCACCAGAGGGCTACCACTGGATGAAAAAGGGCAAGGAGTTTGTCCTAATGAAAAACCCCAAAGACGGCTACAAGCGTCATCGGGGTTCGTTCTTGAATGCACGATTTGAGGTAATTAAGGAACACAAGAAGTCTTGACTTTCTGTGAACACAAACTATATCTCCGGTAATCAACGACAACTAAAAGGAGATAACTATGTTGTTCGATTTGTTAGACATGTACAGCCGTAGCCCAGTTTATGTGGTTAGCGAAGCTGTAATCAAAGAAATGAAAAAAGATGCGGATACTAAGCGTCTACAATACCTCGAATCAATCAAGGAAAAAGTGGATGCTGAAATCGACAAGCTAAAGGCTGCTGCCTAAATATACTGTCTCGATTTATCCAACATCTCATTTCCCATCGATCTGAGATATCTAAGCAGGGATGCTATAGAGTGTGCACCTTCATACTCTGGCATCCCTGAATTCATTACGGACTCTAAATCTTCTGGCGTAACGCCATCCATATTCAGTTCGATATTGCCGTCTTGTTTTAGGTACGCTGTAAATTGAAATAGATTAGCTTTGTGCTGCTTCTTTGCCATTGACGTTCTCTAGTTCTTGAATTGCTAGGTTGTAACAGTCGGCTCTAAATGTGAATCCGTTTGCCGGATCGACATCCCCTCTGTTGTATCGTGTAGCCTTTTTATAAAACGTTTCTTTTGATATCTCTCCCAAGATCCAAGCCTTGCTGTGGTCTGTAAGGATGCGGACAAAGACGTAGCTGTCGCAGTCTTGTTTCGATCCGTGCGCTGCAACAGAGCAATCATAGTTCGGGGATGGTGTGGTATTGCACCGCTTGGTCTTTACGTCGACACGTCGGTTTCCTATCAACAGGTCAAAGTCCTTACTGTTGACAGGCTCACCGCCGACGTACTCCTCAACGATTATTTCTCCGATTGCCCCAACCACATTGCTGAGACTGCCCGTGATGCTGCCCTGTAGATTACCTACAGAGGCAGCTTTCTTTTTGGCACGAGAAATAATATCAGGCGTTATCTTGATTTGTATCAACAGACTCTTCCTTTACAGACGAAACCAACATGTTTGTGAAGGCTGATTGTGCCGTACGTAGTTGGTCTATACCAAACTGCGCCTGTGCAACCTTAACATTCAAATCACGAATCTGATTGACGATGTACTTCTGTTTGTCCTCTAGGGTGTCAAACTCGTATTCTGTTCCATCGATAACGATGATGTCTTTTTGTTCTTCAGACATTACTTTCTTCCTTTTCTCTAGGTAACCAAAATTCTGCCTCTGACCCACAGTCTTTGCATTCCAGAAACGTAATCATAGAATAGTAATTATTGTCTTCTAAGTCAACATCACTGTTCCATATCATTTCACCTTTACAATGCCAGCAACTCACTTGCCTTCTCCTTCTTTGGCTTCTTTCTCTTTTAGTTTCTGCCATTCCGCATAGCTGGGATGGCTGCGGGGTGGGTTGTATTGAACCCAACCGTCACCCCGCTTCCAAACCAACTTACTCATGCTGCGTTCAAGTCCACTACTTCACAGACACCCGCAGTACAAGCCAACTCACGTGATCCACTGGTGTTGTCTTCTTTCTCGAAGTCAGTCAGCTTTTCCCAATCGATCTTGACATCTTTATAGGTCTGCATCCACTCGTTATACTCATCCACATCGATGTCCTGATACGGAGCCTGTTGATAGGTGTGGTCACTGTGAGGAAGGAACGAGACACCAGACGCAACGTCAAAGTTTTCGTATACCCACGCACCGACTTCCATCCATTCGTGTTCCTTTACCGTGATGGTAACAGATGGCTTGTGCTCACACCAATGTAAGGCATAGGTCTTCCACAACTCTAGCTGCTCGATAGCTGTCATCTGAGTTCGTGTAACTGCACCGTCAGGCGACTTCATCGGGAACGAAAAGACAGTCGTAGAGTCTGGCTTCATCATATCACGCTCGTTGTGTACGCCGGTTTCGATCAGGAACTGCGTCAGGGGGTCTTTGTTGTCACCACGAACAGTGCGGATATAATAGTCGTTGTGTCGTGCGTGGATGCCACTCGCTGCATCTACCAATTGCGATACGGTTCCTGATGGCTTGACACAGGTGATTGCTGCGCTAACAGGGATACCAATCTCCTCTGCAATGCGTCGGTTTGTTTCGACAGCGGTTTCCCGCATCTCTTCTAGCCAACGCTTGCTATCCACGTTCTTTGAAAGAAGCGGATGATCCATGATGCCTGTCAGGGACACACCCAACAAACGCTCATCTTCCGTGTTCTTCTTCCAGATGTTACGAAGGTACTTGAAGTCCGTCAGGGTAGACTGCAGGGTTCCCAAGACTGTTGCCAAGCGTACCTTATCTTTAAGGTCTTGAAGGGAGTCGGTTTCACGAACAACTACCTCAGACAGATTACAGAACTGGTAACCACGCAAGATGATTTCAGAACATGGGTTTGTTCCCCACATGTGACCTGTCTCACGACGACCGTTACGAGCAACGTGTTTGTCGGCTGCTTCACGGTTGAACATGCCACGCTCACCAGACTTGCTATCGTACAGGGCAAGCCACTCACGCATGAACGTACCCATCTCAGGCTTTGTCTTGTAGGCAACTGAGTTGTTTGCCAACGCACGTTGCGGCTCAGATTCCCACCACATGCCAGACTTGGCGTGTGCCATCTGATCGTCGTTAAGGTTTGACAGGCTAATCAGAGCAGAGCGACGAACACCCCCTACGACTACGATTTCCCCAATCTTGCACATGAGATCGTGGCACTCGATTGGAAACAGACGGCGACCACGTGCCTTCTTGAATATTTCAACAGTAAAGTTAAACAGATCGACAAGAGGTTGTGGTCCGCTTGCACGACCACCCATAACCTTCAGGCGTTCCCCTGCAGCCCGAACACCGGACACATCCCACGAAGGAATCTGTCCTGCATAGAGCAACGCAATCAACTCGCGCAGTGCCTTTGCCCATCCCGGTTTGCTATCCCCTACTTTAATTACAGTATCGGACTTATTAAAATTATCAGATATAGTAGGTAGCCTATCGACATTTTCTCTCTCCACACTAAAACCAACGCCTGTACCACACATCAAAATATACATACATTCATCGAACGCACGAGGGCTATCTACAGGAATGTAGCTACAATTGTAGCCACACACTGCGTCACGGTCTAGGGCTTGACCAGCAGTCATCATTGCTCTCATAGAAGGCATGATACGCAGATTGAGGATAGCCTCTTCGAGTTCGTTCCTTAGTGAACTATCCAGCTTATAGCCGTGCTTGTCGTGCACATAAGAATCCATAAAAGAAATATATCGGGATACAGTCTCATCCCAGTTCTCCCTGCGCTGCTCGTCTTCGATCCAACGTGCATAGCGCGACTTGTGAA